GTCGAATTATCGAAACTTTCTTTCGTTGGTTTCCAGCCTGCGACCTTGGCTTGCAGTTCTTCAAAAGCCTTTGCTTTGTTACGATGCTGCGAACGTTCTTCGGCACATTCTGCGACCAAGCCGGAAGGAATATGCTTAATACGAACGCCGTTTTCTTTGCGCGCCCAAGCAGACCCGGTGCAAAACGTTGTAATTTCTAAGTCTTGCGGTTTGATTTCCATTTGCTTAACTCCTTCGGCTGGTTAATGTGGGCAGGCTGCGCGGCCCCTAGCGCGTTGCCAAGGGCCGGGGTTGGGGTTAGGCGTTTTTCTTGTCCGAAGGCTTGCGTTCGGCAACCACGAAAATTACATTCGGTTCGTCATCGCGGAAAACCTTGAGCCAATCCTGCGCGGTTTGTTCAGTTACGTCACGTTCGGCTTTCCAATAGTTGCCTTTTGCGGGAGAGGTGCGGCGGCTCCAAAGTTTCATGTTTGTTACTCCTTCGTTGTTTGTTTCGATGATTGAATTATACGCTACGACCAAACTTCGTCAAGACCTACGACGAAAAAAGATTGAAAAAAAACCGCCCGAAGGCGGCTTGTTGTTTCTTGGCAACATTCGTTCAAAGTCCGAACGCCTTTGCGTTGGAAATCATGTAAGCGACGGCGCTTGTTCCGTAATCCTTCGACAAGACGGCCCGGCTTACTTCCTGCAAGTCGCCACGTTCGCAAAGGGTCTTCAATGCGCGTTTAATGGCCCCGCTTGACCCGATGCGGTCTTTGCGGAATACGGCAACCGATGCAAGCTTTCTTTGTATGAACGAATAAGGAACAATGCGGTTCGAATGCAAAACCGACATACCTTCGCCCGCATACTTGACAACATCCGGCCAAGGTGAAACAACGAATTGTTTTGCGGCTTTGATTACTTCGCCAAGCTGTTTCGTTTCGTCGTTGTCTATTCCGATTTCGCCAGCGTTGAAACGGTCTAGCAAGTTGCGAACATCGGCGACAATAAGGTTCGTCGCCCATGCTGCGGCATCAACCGTAATAACCGGGTCGTAAGGGTTGCAACCAACGGCAACAAGCGCGGCAAGTTTCATCGCCTTAATATGCGCCCGGTTCCACAAATGGCGGCGAACTTCTTTGTCAGAACTGTTAATGTTCAAGTCGCAATGCCGGTCGAATTCGTCGAACATTGCTTTCGCGTCCGGCGTGAATTGAACATGAACGGCTTTATGCTGGCTGTTCAACATCAAAGAATGCGCGCAGACTGTCGAAAGCCGGTCGATAAGTTCGAAGCTCGGTTGCGCTTGCATATGGTACGGATTCAGCGGCGGGCGTTCGCCGTGATATTCGATTGTTGTAAAGCGCGGCAACAAGCCTTCGGAAATCAAACCTTCGTGCAAGCCTTCGTAAAACTTTTCTGGCGTTGATTCGCCGAGCATCGTAAAAGCCGGGGCAGTAACCGCCGCCGTATTCTTTTCTTTGTCGGAATAAATCGACGGGCGTAAAACCTTGCCTTCGCCGCTTTTGTTGTAGGCATCCAGCAAGAAACGACGCAAGCCGACAAGATGCGACGGCGCGTTTATGCTTGCCATTTGTTGAAGGTAAATGCCGAATTCGCCGACCATTGAAACGAACGACGTCGGCCCCTTTGACATATATTTAATAACGGCTTGCGACGATGCAATTTCGCCCGGCCCGATGAAATCAACGGCGGCGGGTACGGTTCGGATTACTTGCGCCATTAATTTATCGACACCGCTTGCGATTGCTTCTTTACCTGTTCCGGTCGGGGCCAAAAGCAAGACGTATTGATTAAGCCCGGTTCCCGAAACGTTGTACGCCCTGCCCACAATACCGGCCAGAAAGCCAAGCGCGCCAGCCAAGGCAATTTCGGCAACAGGGCGCGGCGCTTGTGCGTAAATGAATTGGGCGATTTCGCCGACCAATCCGGGCGGAACCGAATAAACGTTGGTTGTTGGGGCTGGAATTGCGACAGGCTGCGGCGCTTGTTGCGTTGCGTCGCTTTGTGCCATTGCGCGCGATTGTTCGGCCTTCGCCTTGGCTTCGATTGCTTCGTTAAGTTGGTTCCGCAATCCGTCAATATCGACGGGTGGCAACATGCGGTCGAAGCATTTGTTAAGCATGTAATTAACGTAATCGACGCGCTTTCCTTTTTCGCGTTGGCCCAAACCCGACGCCCGAAACATGCGGCTAATCTGCGCCCGGTTTTGCGTATAGAACGCGATAATATCGACCAAGGCAAAGTCGGCTTCGGATTGCGAAGGGTAATAATCTTGCCAGCGCCCGGCGTAAAGGTCGGCGAATTTATCGCCGTTGGCTGCGGCGGTCGCACGCGCCAAAATTTCTTCGTCGGTTTCTTTGGCTTCGGCAACGCCAGCATAAACAGCGGCGGCAACTGAACCCGAACCCATTTGCGACCAAAGAACGTTCAACAGTTCGCCGCAATCTTTAATCGGCGCATTGCGGTAAATGTCGCCCGTCATCGTCATATAACGCGCCGAAGAATAAACTTCGATATGCGAACGACGACGGCCCGACGGCAAAGCGCCTTTTACGATGATATGAAGACCGTTGCCGCTTGGGCTTTTTTCGGCGAACGAATCGAATTCGTTGTAAATCTTAATTTGCCGGTCTAAAGCCGTTTGGTCGCCCTTTGTGTCGTCAAGGTCGATAAACGCGAAAGGGTCGGCTTCGGTCAATACGAAACCAATTCCGCTATACATACCGGAAGTATTCAAACAATGCGCCGCTTCGTCGAAACTTGCCCAAGTTGTCGGGTCGGTTACGCTGGCAAGTCTTCCATTCAAAGCGGAATAAGGAACTTTCGTCGGCTTCTTCGAATCTATATCTTCGTAACGCCAAACAACCCATTGGCGGAAAATCCGCATTTCTTGCGGTATGTTATTTAATGCGTTGTTAGATACCATTGCTTCGCAAGCCTTCGTCGATTTTGTTATAGCTTGCAACTGTAATTGAAACTTTGTCGCCAGCGGTAAGAAGTTTTCGGATAAGTTCATGCGATACGCCGCATTCGCACCCCAAGGTGCGAAGCGACTTCGCTTGCGCTGCGACCTTAAGCCGCTTTATAAGTTCGTCAAGTTGCATTGCGCACCTTCTAAAGTGTTCCATGTATTGCCCGCATCATAACCGGCAAGTTTCCTACTGTCAATGCCTATTGACAACCTGCAAGCTTCCGCTTATGATGCCTATCAGCAACGGCACCGGGCCGAAGCGCAACCAACGGGGCAACCTATGAACCAGACGAACGAACAACGACCCTTCGACTACATCGCCGAAGCGCACTTGACCGCATCCCCGCACTTCTACGGCGACCGCGTACCGCTGGCGCATTTTGGCGAAGTGCTGCAACAAGCAATCGTCGCACTTTCGGCACTTGACCGTGTTAAGAAGTGCCTTTTCTATGGTCGCGAACTTGGCCCGCTGGCCGAAGGCGTCGAAACCGGCGAAGTGTATCAAAATTGTGCGAAGCTTCCTGAATGGATTTCCAGCCATCCCGACGAAGACGCGAAGGCCTGCAATATCATTCATGCAATCATCGGTAAGGCAACCGAAGCGGGCGAACTGTTGGAAGCCTTGCACGCAACCGCAATAAATGGCGAAACCTTCGACGTTGCCAACGCTGGCGAAGAAATCGGCGACGGCTTTTGGTACGACGCGCTTTTGGCCCGCGCTTGTGGGCTTACCTTCGACGGCATCCAGCGAACCAACATCGCCAAGCTTCGCCATCGCTTCCCCGACCGTTTCACCGAATACGACGCGAATAATCGAGATTTGTTCGGCGAACGTCGTATTTTGGAAGAAGGCGAAAAAACTTCGTCGTAACGCTTGACAACATCGAAAAGCCGTCGTATAGTTCAACCATACCGGCGCAATTGTGCGGCGGCTTAAACGAAAGGAACGAAATTATGTCATTTAACGAAACCGCAAATCGCGACGCAAAGATTATTGCTTGGGAAGCCGCAGTTAAGGCGCTTGACGCTGCGAAGGATGCCGAAGCCGCGTTGCGTAAAGAAATCTTGAAAACAGCTTTCGCGTTTGACCCGGAAGCATTGCGCGAAGGAACCGAAAACTTCGAACTTGGTAACGGTTACAAGCTGAAAGCTGTTTTCAAGATTTCGCGCAATTTGAACAACGAAAACGAAGCCGTCGATAAGGTCTTGTCGAAGATTGAAAAGACCGGCCCCGAAGGTGCGTTTATCGCCGAACGTCTGGTTAAATGGAAGCCCGAACTTTCTTTGACCGAATACAAAAAACTTCCCGAAAAGTTTAAAAAGCTGTTCGACGAAGTTGTTACTTCGAAAGAAGCCATGCCGTCGCTTGAACTGGTAGCGCCGAAGTCGAAGTAAAACTTGACAAGTGCGACGAAGTTATTTAAAGTAACTTCGTCGTAGTTTAAATAACTTGGAGAATTTAAAAATGAAAGTGTCTATCTTGTCGCGCTTCAATGCGTCGCTTCTTTTCGAATACGAATCCGAAGAAAATAGCTTTAAAATTACGCTTCAAGCTGCGGTAAAAAGCGGCGCTGACCTTTACGGCGCTGACCTTCGCGGCGCTAATCTTCGCGACGCTGACCTTCGCGGCGCTAACCTTGACGGCGCTGACCTTCGCGGCGCTAACCTTGACGGCGCTGACCTTCGCGGCGCTAATCTTCGCGGCGCTGACCTTGACGGCGCTAATCTTCGCGACGCTAATCTTCGCGGCGCTAATCTTTACGGGGAAAAGCTTACTAAAACGCCTTTGCAGTTGAACAACCTTAAATGGTTCGTTTTGATTTCGGATAAATATTTGCGCATTGGTTGCCAACGTTTCACCATTGAAGAATGGAAAAACTTCGATGATGAAACAATCGTTAAAATGGATTTTGCGGCGCTTAAATTCTGGCGTAAGTGGAAAGCGCCCATCATTGCGCTTTGCGATGCCCACACTACGGCGGAAAGTACAATTGACGAAGGCGACGAAGTTGTTACTTCGAAAGAAGCCATGCCGTCGCTTGAACTGGTAGCGCCGAAGTCGAAGTAATGCGAAGACGGGAAGAACAATCGGCTTTAGCCCTTATCGAACGATTCTTGAAAGATAAGGGCGGGCTTACTTCCTATCAATTGGCCGAACTTTTGGGTATCAACATTCGAAACGTTCGGCCATACATGAAAATTTTGCACGATAGGAAGACCGTATTTATTCAGGATTGGAAAACGCCGAAACATGGGCACGGCCCGAAGGTTCCGGTTTGGCGACTTGACGAATACGGCGACGGCGACGACGAACCTTATCCGAAACCAACTAGCCCACAACAACGGGCGCGAATTTACAGGAAGCGCAAAAATGCAATTCATGGACATTAAAAACGGTCGCTTTTATCTTGGCGATTGTTTGGAAGTTATGAAAGAAATTCCAGATGGCGTTATTGATATGGTGTTGGTTGATTTGCCTTATGGAACGACAGCATGTTCTTGGGATTCGGTTATTCCGTTTGATAAACTTTGGGAACAATATAACCGTATTTGTAAAGAAAATGCGGCAATGGTTTTTACAGCGTCGCAACCTTTTACAACGGCGCTAATTGCTTCAAATATTAATAACTTTAAATATTCTTGGGTTTGGGAAAAGAACAACATTACCGGATTCATGCAAGCAAAAACACGCCCATTGAAATCTCATGAAGATATTCTAATTTTCGGCAGATTCAAAACAGCAGCCCAATATTTTAAAGGTATTTACAATCCGCAATCTGATTTAAAAAATAACGGAAATAAAAAATATTCCAATAAAAGAGCGGCTGAACATATAACAGGCCATCGCAAAGACGGCGAAGCCAAAGACAGCAAAAGCGGGTACCCGAAAGATATTATAAAAATAAATATTGAAAAAGGATTTCACCCTACCCAAAAGCCCGTCGAATTATTCGAATATTTAATTAGAACTTATACAAACGAAGGAGATTTAGTTTTAGACAATACGGCGGGAAGTGGAACGACTGCAATTGCCGCTGAAAATACAGGCCGCAAATGGGTTTGCATTGAACAAAGCGAAGAATACGCTACAAAAGCGGTTGAGCGAATTTACAATCACGAAGTAAAACCGCAAGAATCTACAAGCGGAGTTCAAATAGATTCTGGCGTTCCAATTCCAGAAGGTGACGAACAATGCAAATGAGTCAATTAAAACCGGCGTCGGAACTGGCGCAACGCTTCGGCGTTAAAGCGTTGGTTTATGGCGGGCCGGGCATGGGCAAAACGCCAATCATCAAAACGGCCCCGCGCCCGGTCTTGTGCGTCGTAGAACCCGGCATGTTGTCCATGCGCGACGCCGTAAATATTCCGGCTTGGGATGCTTACACGCCCGAACGTATCGACGAATTTTTTAAATGGCTTTTCACTTCGGCGGAAGCAAAGAATTTTGATACCGTCGGCATTGATTCAATTTCGCAACTTGCCGAAATCATTTTGACGCAAGAATTAAACCGTAACAAAGACGGGCGAAAAGCTTATGGCGAAATGTCGCGTCGCGTTATGGAAATCGTAAATGCGTTGTATTACCTGCCGAACAAGCATATTTATTTAATCGGCAAACAGGCCGTAGCAGACGAAAACGGCGTATCGACGAAGCGCCCGTATTTCCCCGGCCAAGACTTGAACGTTAAGGTTCCGCACCTTTACGACGAAATCTTGCACCTTGGCGAAGTCAATATTCCGGGCCAACCGAAACCCGTTGTCGGCTTTCGTTGTCTGCCGACGTTCGGAATCATGGCGCGCGACCGTAGCGGGCGGCTTAACGAAATCGAACCGCCGAATCTTGACGCAATCTTTAAAAAATGTATGTCGTAACGCTTGCAAAGTTTTATAAAAGCGTTACTATAGCGAATAGGCGAATTCGACGGCCTTAAACTGTCGGAACTTTTCGAAAAGGTGAATTCAAATGGCACAGCTTATCCAAGCGTTTAACGCGCAACAGTACGACCCGACCCAAGGCGGCGGAAGCCTGCCCGTCGGTCGTCATCCAGTCATCGTCGAATCTTCCGAAATGAAGGCGAACAAGGCGAACGACGGCGGTTATCTGCAACTTAACGTCAAGCTTATTGACGGCCCGCAGACCGGAACGACCGGGGCTTATCGTCTGAATCTGTACCATTCCAACCCGCAGACCGCAGAAATCGCACATCGCCAGCTTTCCGCGATTTGCCATTGCGTCGGCGTGTTCAACGTACAGGATTCGGGCCAACTTCATAATATCCCGTTTATCGTCGAAGTTGGTTTGCAAAAGGGCGAAGAAGCCGCGCAAAAGGGTTATACCGAAGTTAAAAAGGTGTTCGACATTAACGGCAACGAACCCGGCAAAGCGGGCCAAGGCGCGGCCCCTGCGCAACCCCAAGGCCAAGGCGGCTTCGGCCAGCAACAGCCCGCCAAACAGCCGCAGCAACCCCAAGGCGGCGGGGCATGGGGTCAGCAACCCGCACAACAGCCCGCAGCGCAGCCGCAAGGCAACGCCCCGGCTTGGGGCGGTCAGCCGCAGCAACCGGCGCAGCAACCGGCCCAACAGCCCGCCGCATGGGGCCAGCCGCAGCAACCCGCAGCCCAACCGCAGCAACCGGCAGGCAATGCGCCCGCTTGGGGTCAGCAACCGGGCGGCGCAGCCCCGGCAGGCGGCGCACCTTGGGGCCAACGTTAATCGTTAGGTCGTAACTTCGTCGGGGCTTCGGCCCCGGCGTCTTTTAAAGGGGCTTAATTATCGTATGTCAAACATAAAAGACGCATTGCCGACGCCTACGCATTGCGATAACTGTTGTTC